CTACCCTGACCCTGCCTGACCGCTGGGTGGTTGCCCTCGTTGTAACCATACGGTAACCTTCTGGGCGGCCTACGGGCCGATACCACGGGAGGTAACCACATGATTCGTAGCCTCATTACTGCCGTGCTCTTTGTAGCCGCAGGAGTCACCAACGCCGTCGGCGGTGGAGCGATTCGGGAAGATCAGCACTGGGGATGGCCTGACCCCAAAGGCGTGCCGATCAGCACTACCACGGTGCCCACCCCGCTCACGTCGACCGAGATCAAGCCACCCATGTCGTTCGGGGATGAGCGACGAGAGCCGAGGCCGATCACCACTTCGACACTTCCCCCGCACCGAGAATCAGCACCCGACTGGCGGTGTGATGAGTGGATGCCGCTGGCCCGTGAGATCGGCTGGCCCGAGGAAGAGTTGCCTCGCCTCTCGTACACGATCTACCGAGAGAGCCGGTGTAGGCCCGATCAGCACAATCCCGACGACCCGATGGGCGGGAGCAACGGGCTGGTTCAGATCAATCAGTTCTGGTGCAAGTCGACCCAATACTGGCCCGAGGGCTGGCTACAGGCTCACGGTGCGCTGGATCACTGCGACGAACTCTACGATCCAGAAGTCAACCTCAAATCAGCACTTCTGATATGGGGCAACTCTGGCTGGTCCCCGTGGTTCCCCTAATGTCGTCATTGGTGTGTCAATGTGCTACAATGGAGGCATGACAGAGAACAGCACCCACACCACATGGCTCAACGAGTACGGTCTGATCGACCTCAAGGTCCGCCACGCCGCCCTTGTCAAGAGGGCGGCCAAGTTGGGCGTTCCCGCCCCCGCCTATCACCTGACCGGCGAAGAGCGTGAGCGCACCGTCGATGAAGTGTGGGGCACCAAGGTCACCGAGTATGAGGTGGCCTACGAGACGTTCCCCGTCCGCTACGAAGGCTGGAAGTTCGTGGCGCTTGTCGACCACACGGTCGGCATCGTGACCGCCGCCCCCGGTGCTCCCGAGGGCATCGTGGCCGAGTACATCGACACCAAGCCCACCTGCGATGCCTGCGGCCACGCTCGCCACCGGACCTACACCGTGGTGGTGGAGGACGAAGAGGGCAAGCGCCTTCGGGTTGGCGGCACCTGCGTCAAGGATTACATCGGCAACCTCAGCATCAAGCCGTGGCTCTCGTATGAGCGTGAGGTGCGTGAGGCTTATGAGACGACCGGTGGCGGCCTCCCCGACACCCTCGTCCCGACCATTGCGGTCGTGGCCATCGCCCACCGAGTCGCCATGACCAACGGTGGCTACGTCAGCGCTTCCGCCGAGTTCGGTGCCCCCACCAAGGGCGTTGTCCATGCGGTGCTCTTCCCGAGCAGTGACGAGCGGCCCGAGGATCGTGCGTGGAGGCTCGCCATGAATCCCACCGAGGCCGACTACGAGTACGCCGCCAAGGCGATTGAGTACGTCAAGAGTCTGGCCGGTCACAGCGACTTTGAGAAGAACCTCAAGGCGGTCGTCGCCAAGGATTACTTCGATGCGGCTGGCCGTGGGTTCGGCATCCTCGTCTACGCCGCCGAGGCGTTCCGCAGGGCCGAGGTCAAGCGGGTGGAGGCCGAGGCCAAGGCCAAGGCTGAGATCAGCAAGTCGCCCGCTCCGGTTGGCCGGTGCATCGTGACCGGCACCATCGCTGGTGTCTACGAGAAGAACAACCCCTACTGCCGCTACGGTGGCACGATCACCAAGATTCGGGTGATCGCTGATGCTGGCTACGGTGTCTACCTGACGCTCCCGAGCGCCATCAGCCACGCCGACAAGGGTGACAGGGTTGAGTTCACCGCCACCTTGGAGCCGTCGCACGACGACCGGTTCTTCGCCTTCGGTAGCCGCCCCTCCAAGGCTCGGATTCTGGAACCCGCCGCCTGAGCCGATCAGCACACTGGCCCTCACGGCACTAGCCGTGGGGGTCTTTCAGCACCTACGCTCTAGGGCATGTTCGATCCCAAGTTTCTCAAAGACGCAGGTGAGCGTGCGATCAGCACTTTCGCCCAAACCCTGCTCGCTCTCGTCGGCACCGATGCGCTGGACATGCTCTCGGTTGGCTTCCTTGACTCAGTGAAGGCCGCCGCTGGTGCGGCCATCCTCTCGCTCGTCAAGTCTGTTGCCGCCGCCCGTGGACCCATCGGGGACAGTTCAGCATCAGCAGTCAATCTGGAGGGCTGAGATGGGCCGCCCCTACACCGGATTCGACACCATCGCCGCTGGCAAGCGGGCAGGGCTGGAGACGCTCGTTGACCTGCTGGAAGCCCACTTTGGCCTATGGTCAAACGGCTCGTTTGGAGTAAGGCGGAAACGAGGGAAGCAGTCGTACAGCGTCCATGCGACGGGTAGGGCCGCAGACCTCTCTTGGCGTGGAGCGCCCTACCGAGGGCCGGGGAACTACGAGGCCGCCGTCAGCATGATGGACTTCCTCGCCGCCAACGCCGATGCCCTGCACATCGAAGCCATCTTCGACTACTACCCCCGCCCACATGGCCGAGGCTGGAAGTGCGACCGATCAGCATGGCAGAACTACGCCAAGCCCGCCTTCAGTGGAGCGCCGGGAGGCGATTGGGTCCATATTGAGATCAGCAACGCCAAGGCGGACGATGGCCAGTACTACATCGACACGATGAAGGGTCTGCTCGGTGACCCGCCCAAGCCCGTCAAGCCCGCTCCTGCCAAGGCCACCCCGAAGGCACCTCCCGGCAAGAAGCCGTGGTTTCAGGTCGGCTCGTCGGGTGCCGGTGTGAAGGAAGTTCAGCAGATCGTCGGTGCCGAGCCAGTGGACGGCAAGTACGGACCCAAGACGGCTCAGGCAGTGCGGAACTGGCAGGCCGAGCACGATCAGCACGTCGATGGCATTTGGGGGCCGGGTTCCGAGAAGCACGCCAAGAGCGACTGCGACCACGGCAAGGAATCAGCACCCGAGCCGAAGCCCGCTCAGGCCAAGCCCGCACCCAAACCCGTTTCCTCCACCAAGATTGAGCCGAAGCCCTCGGGCCGTAGGCCGTACCCCGGCGAGCCTCTCCGCAGGGGAAGCAAGGGTGAGGACGTGAAGTGGGTGCAGGGAATCATCGGCGCTACCCAAGACGGTGACTTCGGCCCTGCCACGGAGCGGGCACTCCGCCGTTGGCAATCCAAGCACGGGCTGGCCACCGATGCCGTGGTCGGCCCGAGGACTTGGGCCAAGTTGGCCGTCCAGTAATCAGCAGAAGTGGCCGAGGTCTTCCGTGGCCTGAGCCGAGCGCTTCTGGCCACATTCTTCTTGGTGGCATGGTTCGCACCGGGATCAGCACAAGCCGCCTCCTACACCGTCTCCGAGGAATCTGACTTCTACTTCACCGTCGAAGAGGCGGCAGAGACGATCATCTACGGGAACAGCAACGCAGGGTGCTCCACGTTCTCCACCGATCCGTACCTCTGGCTCTACACGGCAGGCGGGGAACTGGTGGCTCAGAACGATGACGGGAACCACAATGCCACCGATCAGTGCGTCTCAGCCAAGATCAGCACAACCCTGCTTCCCGGCGACTACCGGCTCAGGGCAGGCTATTGTTGCTCTCAACAGGGGCTAGGAGCCAACCCCTACAGCGGCAACACCTACGAACTGATATTGGGATTCAGCACATGGCAGACCACGACCACTACTCAAGCGACGACGAGCACCACGACCACGACAACGACGTTGGCACCGTCAACTACGATCAGCACTACAACGACTACGAGCACCTCAACGTCCACGACCACTACTACGTCCGCACCGACGACGACCTCATCGTCCACGACAACGGTGCCGCCTACTTCGACTACTGCTCCAAGTACGACGACTACGGCACCATCGACCTCTACGACAACAACGGTTGTCGCATCACCATCACCACCTCCTGCCCCACCTGCGGAGTCCACCACATACGTCCCGCCACCTCCGCCCCCGAGCACTTCGACGCTCCCCAGTTCGACCACATCGACAAGCACGACCACTACGTCCACAACGACAACGACTACATCCACGACACTGCCCCCGACGACGACGGTTACAACGAATACGACGAGTACGACGATCCCGCCGACTACGAGCACCTCGTCACCGGCTACGAAGATTCCTTCCACCACGACCGCCGAATCAGCACCATCACCTATCCCGTCGTCTCCATCTCCAGCGCCGAAGCCAAGCGACTCTTCGACCTCATCCGAGGGGGAGCCGGTGGCCCGTACAACGAGCACCACCACATTGCCCGAGGCGGGAATCACCACAACGACGACTCTCCCACCTCAGCCACCTGACGACGCACCGCTGGAGGTGCGGGAGAAGTTTGAGCAAGCCGTCGACCTCTACAGCGGCGACTATGACGACTACGTTCCGATTGGTAGCACTGTCACGGTGGCCGAGCGGCGTGTCATCATTGCCGTTACCAGTGCGGTAGTCATCGCCGCTCCAGCAGTGCCCTCAGGAAGTGGCCGAGGCAGAAGCAAGGCCACCAAATGAGAAGAGTCGCAGAGCAGATGAGAGAACTGGCATGGACAGTGGGCGGGGTGGGCCTCGTCCTCATCACCTTGCAAGGGTCGACTCTCAAGTGGGGCATCTGGATCAGCATTGCCTCGTTCGCCATGCACCTCATCGGCGTGGCGCTGGAGGATGACGAGTGAGCACGATCAGCAGAATCGCCGGGGTGACGGTAGGGCTTTCCCTTGTCGCCATCGCCGTGACTCTCGGGTGGGCCTTCTCAACGCTCCACCGCCAGATCACCACTCTGGAGCCGCTAGCAGTACGGACCAAATACAGGGGTTACCTATGATCGGATCAATCGTCCTCAGAATCCTCGCTACGTTCACCTATTCCGCAATGGCGGTGATCGGTTCAGCATCTCTCATCGGCGGAATCGAACCGTGGAAAGCGGCCCTTCTCTCAGGAGTCGCCTCTACGGTGTCCGTGCTGGAGAAGTTGGCTCGGGCATATGCCGATGACGGCAAGATCACCACAGAGGAACTTCAGGCGGCTTTCGCCGTGAAGGCCAAGGAGGCCGGGGATGAGTGAATGGCTCATCCCCCCAATAGTCGCCCTCATTAGCGGCCCTCTGGTGTGGCTCCTGCGCCGCCTAGACCGAAACAACACCGATCAGCACGCCAACAGCATGCGGGTTCTGGAGAGGATCGAAACCAAGGTCGACGGCGTGAAAGAAGACCTCAAAGACCACATTGAGTGGCACCTAGATCAGCAGAATCACTGATCGCCTCTAGGGCGCTTCGCCCGAAACTTCGCACAAACCCAACATCCGCAACAACTACGCAGTTATTGGGTTTGTTGGGGTATCCCTACATCGCCGTAGGGAGCACTAGAACCGCCTCTAGGGGCAAGGTAGGCTCCCTTCACACACCGATAGATGCGGAGACATGGGACATGGACGATGAGACTAAGGGCGGGGGACAGAACCCACCAGAAACGCTCTACGGCAAGATCGTGCAGGACGGCCAAGAGGTCTACATAGAGAACCCCGTACCAGTACGGCACAAGATGGAGGTGGGGGAGAAGACCAGACGGGCAATGGCCCTCAAGTTGTCAGGCGCTTCGTATGCGTCGATTGCCCAGCACCTCGGGTACAGCGACGCTAGTGCCGCCCGTAAGGCCGTTATGCGGGGGATGAAGAAGGCCGAGCAGGAGAACGCCGGGGAGTTGAGAAGAATCCACTACGGACGACTAGAGCACATCCTTATGTTGCTCTGGCCCGATGTAAACGCCAAGGACATGCCCAGCATCAACACAGCCCTAAGTGTCATGGATCGCATGAGCACACTCTTTGGCCTCAATGCGGCGGAGAAACTAGAAGTGTCTCAAGGGGCACAGACGGTCATTGTGGCGGATGGAGACAAAGATGCCTACATTCGTGCATTACAGGAGGCGGGAAGAGAGATCACGGGGGAAGTAGGTTCGTCATCTCACGACGTAGACGATGGAGACGGTGATGATGACGATAGAGAAGCCTCAGGGGACCAGTAGGGCACTAACGAGCGATGAGATGCGAGAAGTCGCTTACATGCTCCGCAGGGTGGTCCCTAGAGGTCAGTACGAGGAACACTTGCTCGCTCTCTTCGTTCGTCTCTACCTCTCAGACGCTCACAGGGCCGCCTAGAAGGCTCTCATTGATGCTCAGGGGCTTGAGGGTGCTAAACTGACCGTCAGCCAGCCATCGACACGCCCTCGGGGAGCCTTGGACGTGCATCAATGGGACGATTCCGTCAGGCGGCACACAAACGCCCATAACATGCGTTATGTAAAGTAGAGGCCGATCTGTGGATAAACCTGTGCATAACTAGGCACTTATCCACAGGTAGAGGGCCATAGTTATCCACAACCTGTTGATAACCCTGTGGACAACCCCCCTCCCCCTTTTTCTTGGCCGAGAGGCTCAGAGGCCGCTATGGCCAGCCCCACATCGTTGCGCCAGATTCTGGGATTCATTCATTCCGATTGATTTCAGTGGAGAACCCCCACCCCTTCTGAGGGCCGCCAGAAAGTTTGCGGGCCGAAATATTCTGAGCAGGTCTGGCGAGATCAATGAAACTCCACGCCAATACTCTTCTCTGGTGCTCTGGTGCCCGAGTTCGTGCTCTGGCAGAATCAACGCATGGCCAAGAATGACATTGCAGGCGATGCCTACGACCTAAGCCGCAACGAGCGGTCCTTCCACATCTCTCAGTACTTCACGGTCGCCCAGTCGGCCACGACGTACTTTCAGATCATCACGGGCGCACGGGAGGCGTTCCTGTTCCAGTGGGGCTTGACCGCCGCTACGCAGTCCTGCCGGTTCATTGTCCTTGAAGCACCCACCGTGACCGACGGGACCACGGCGATCACGCCCCAGCGCATCAACCGTGACACATCGACGGCTACGACTCTGACGCTCTACAGCGACCCCACGTCGATCTCTAGTGGCACCACCCTTGTCGATGCCGTGATTCCGTCCGGTGGCAACAAGACCGGCGGTGGAGCAAGCGGAAACATCTTCTGGACGCTCAAGCCCGAGACGGATTACGTCGTCTCCGTTGCGAACCTTGGCAACTCCACGACCGCTTGCACCTTTGAGATGGCGTGGATAGAACTAGGCCCGTGATTGACGAACAGACCATCAAGACCACCTACCAGACAGGCACGATTACCCTCCACCACGGCAACAGCCTTCACATCCTCCCCACCATCCCCGACGCATCAATCGACAGCATCGTCACCGACCCACCATATGAGTTGGGGTTCATGGGCAAGAAATGGGATGCATCAGGCATCGCCTACAACGTGGACCTGTGGGCCGAATGTCTGCGGGTACTGAAACCCGGCGGACACCTGCTGGCGTTCGGAGGCACCCGCACATATCACCGGATGGCAGTCGCCATCGAAGACGCAGGATTCGACATCAGGGACAGCATCCACTGGATCTACGGCTCCGGGTTCCCGAAGTCGCATAACGTCTCGAAAGCGATTGACAAGGCGGCAGGGGCCGAACGTACGGACGAGGCCCGTAAGTGGGAAGGGTGGGGCACCGCACTCAAACCGGCACACGAACCCATCGTGCTCGCACGCAAACCGTTGATCGGCACCGTCGCCAACAACGTCCTCCAACACGGCACCGGAGCACTCAACATCGACGGATGTCGAATCCCCGGTTTCGTTCCACAAGTGACTCAGGGCGTGTCAAGCACACAGGGTACGTGGCGAGGTCCACGCACCTCGCCACGAAAAAGTTCGCCTCACACCGCTGGTCGTTGGCCTGCGAACGTCATCTTCGACGAGGAGGCCGGTGCGGTACTGGACGAACAAAGCGGAGTGAGCAAGTCTCAGGTCGGCAAGCCACGCAGAGCCTCGTCGGGCGATGGTTGGGGAATGACCGCCACCGGCGCAGAGTATGACGACTGTGGTGGTGCGTCCCGTTTCTTCACATCGGTTGATTGGAACCCTGAGGTGGATGTGCCGTTCCGCTATGTGGCGAAACCATCCAAAGCGGAACGCAACGCCGGACTAGACGGACTGAACTTTCATCCGACCGTGAAACCCATCGCCCTCATGCGCCACCTCATCCGACTCGTCACCCCACCCAACGGCACCGTCCTAGACCCATTCGCAGGATCAGGCACCACACTCGCCGCCGCCATCCACGAAGGTGTCAACGCCGTCGGCATCGAACTCACCGATGACTACCTGCCCATCATCCACGCCCGATGCCAACACGCCGCCGAGGTTCGGGCCGAGTTCGGCCCATGATTGAGCGCACCGAAATCGCCAACAACGCCCTACTCCAAGTTCTGCACAACGCCAAGCAAAGGGCGGGGGTTCGCTCTGGCGACACGTCGACACAGTGCCTATGGTGCGACAGCCCGATGCGCCCCGAACACGCTCACTTCCGGTGCGATGCGTGTGGGCGGCGTGATTCATGTTGTGACGGGCCGTACTAATTGGACTAGAGTGCCCCCATGCTTTTGTGGTTCGTAGGGATTCCCGCTTTCGTCGTCGCCATGCTCGTGATTCTTTTTACGTGCGAAGGCGATTGATCTACACAACTCCGTACTAGCCGTAGGCTGGCCCGCCCGCACCCGCCCGAGGAGGCCGTCGTGACCGATTACGTACCGCCAATGACCGGAACCATCCCGTCCGAAGACGTTGACCTCATTCTTGAATGTCTGGAACGGGCCAAGAACATGGGGAACCCGAACGGAGAGGTCGACTACCGCAAGGTCAGCCAGCACAAGGTTTCCAAGAAAGACCTAGAAGTGTGGGGCATCGCCCTTGAACTTGTGGATATGTACTCCAAGCAAAGCGGGATCATCTGCCACCAAGTAGCCGAGGCAAACATCATGCGCTATGGCCCGGGCCAGTTCTACCAAGAGCATATGGACGTGGCGTTTGACGATCCACCGCCGCAGAGGAAGATCAGTCTTGTCGTGCAGTTGGATCACGGCGATGCCTATGAAGACGGAAGAGTCGTAGTGGATGGCGAATGCGATGAATACGTGCTGGGCCGTGAACGTGGCTCCTACATCATGTTCCCCGCCTACGCCATTCATCGGGTTGAACCGATTACGAGCGGGGTTCGACGTTCGCTAGTTGGATGGGCAACGGGTCCGACATGGAAGTGAACGAACTGGTCGACATAATCCGAACCCTCGCACGGTCCCCGCAGGTGGTCGTGAACGTATCGACCGCCATCATGCGAGAGATTGAAGCGCTAGTCGACGACTTGATGGATCAGTCCATCGATATCGTCGATTCAGAGGGCAATCACGTCACGACCATCGATGGGGAAGACGCTAAGGCAGTTCACGCAGAGGCACTGCGCCTGTACGTGGTCGATGCGCTGGAAGCCGTGACCAAGGACAGCGAATGAGCCTGCTCTTAGGTCGACTGCCGCAAGACGACGAGGAACTGTGGCACTACCTGCGAGTCGTATGGGGCGTGACCATCCCACGCCATCCGGTCTGCAAGAATCACACGTCTCCATTCCACGCTCTTGCCGATGCCTATTTCGGCAGGCACCCCGTGACCATCTGGAAGGCCTCTAGAGGTTTTGGGGGTAAGTCGACCCTTATGGGCACCTTGTGCGTCGTAGAAGCCGCCACACTGGGCGCTCAGGTCACTGTGCTGGGCGGGTCGGCGGCCCAATCCCAACGTGTCCACGAAGTAACCCATGAGCGCTGGTACCACCCGATAGCACCGAAGGGGTTGCTAGAGCGAGAGCCGACCACCTTTTCGACCCGCCTGAAGAACGGCGCATGGATCGTGGCTCTTATGGCATCGCAGAAGTCCGTCCGTGGCCCGCACCCTCAGAGACTGCGGCTGGATGAGGTCGATGAGATGGACATTGCCTTGTTTGAGGCGGCACAGGGACAGCCGATGGATGCCCGTGGCCTGCGCTCTCAAACCGTTGTGTCTTCGACCCACCAGTACCCCGACGGCACGATGACCGAACTACTTCGACGGGCGAACGAGAAGGGCTGGCCGGTCTACGAGTGGTGCTGGCGTGAATCGTGTGGGACAACCGAAGAACCCGGTTGGTTGACCCATGAGATGGTGGAACGCAAGAAGACTGAAGTGTCGTCCCGAATGTGGGAAGTGGAGTACGACCTACAGGAACCGTCGTTTGACGGTCGTGCCATCGACACCGCCTTCGTTGAGGCGATGTTCAACATGGAACTTGGAATCTTCAACGGCGACTTGGACGAGAACATCATCATCGAAGAGCCAGAAGCCGGTGCCCGCTACGTGACCGGCGTGGACTGGGCGAAGGAGAAGGACTTCACGATCATGCGGACGTTCCGTGTCGACGTGGACCCGTGGATCGAAGTTGCCTTCCTCCGAACCGGTCGCAAGCCGTGGCCCGAAATGGTGCAAGACCTGAACAACCGCATGGAGGCATACGGGGGCTTGTGCATCCACGATGCCACCGGTATCGGCAACGTCGTCGACGACCTCATCACCTACGACCGCAAGAGCGTCAAGCCCGTCGTGCTACGAGGGCGTGAGCGGGAATCGGTCTTTACCGAATACATCGCTGGCATTGAGCAGTACGGAATCAACAGCCCACGGGTCATGTTCTGCTACAACGAGCATAAGTACGTGACACTGGCCGACCTGTTCACGACTAGCGGCCACCCACCTGATACATTCATCGCCGGAGCGCTTGCTTGGTCAGTTCGCAAGCGGACCCACAGATTGAATGTCAGACCGGGAAGCATTACGAGGACGAACAGTCCTTGGGCGTTTGGGGAACGGGAACCACGGGAAAAGATTTGAGAGGTGGGCAGATGCGCCTACTAATCATCGACATAGAGACACGACCCAACCTCGCATACGTGTGGGGCTTGTGGAACCAGAACATCGGTCTGAACCAGATCGAAGACACCGGCTCTGTCATTTCGTTCGCCGCCAAGTGGTACGAAGCGAAGTCCGTGGCGTTCCACTCCGACTTCCATGACGGCCATGATGTGATGATCCAAAAGGCGTGGGAATTGCTAGACGAGGCCGATGCCATCATCCACTACAACGGCAAGGCGTTCGATATCAAGCACCTGAACCGTGAGTTCCTGCTGGCCGGTCTGCCACCGCCGTCACCCCATCGGGACATTGACCTGCTCAGTGTCGTGCGCCAGAAGTTCAAGTTCCCGTCGAACAAACTGCAACACATCGCCACGGAGATTGGCGTTGGGTCCAAGGTCCAGCATGAAGGGTTCGACCTATGGACACGGTGCATCGCTGGAGAGAAGAAGGCGTGGACCACGATGAAGCGGTACAACGTGCAGGACGTGCGCCTCACTGAACAGGTCTACGACATTCTTCGACCGTGGATTACAAGCCACCCGAACAGAGCGGTCTATGACGGGCGTATCTACACCTGCCCGACGTGCGGAAGCAACGACTACCAGAAGCGGGGCGTAAGGCACACCAACGCCCACTCCTACCAACAGTTCCAGTGCAACAACTGTAGGTCGTGGTTCTCCGACCGAACCAAGACGGATCAGCCGAAGCCACACTTCAAGTAGTGGAGCAGTCGGGAATCGAACCCGAGTACCGCTTGGTTCCGACGTGCGGGCTTACCTTGCGGGCTTACCAAGTCTGCCCCTAGAAAGCGCAACGGCCCCGGCGGAGGGAACCGGGACCGTTGCTACCACCAACCAAGGAGGCATGAACGGAGGGAGGAAGCCGTTCGTGTCCGAGTGTAATAGGTGGCTACGTCTTCTAGTCAAGTGCCGACATGAATGTGGGGAGTCGGTACTGTTCGGGGATTTCGGCAGGGTCTTTGGCACCCTGAGGCCAGTAGGTGGGTTCGACTACACGAATTCCAGTGCCCGCCATAAGCACCGCCAGACTCTCTGCGGCATGTCGACCGGCTACGTCCCTGTCAGTCATGCAGACCAAGTACATAGGGTCCAACTGTTGAAGCAGTTTCTTCTGAGTCATACTGACCCGAGCGCCCAAGAGCGCTACCGACGGGATTCCGACTTGCCATAGCGCCAGCGTGTCAATCGAACCCTCTGTTACCGCCACTGCCGGGGCACGGTCGACCATCGGTTCGGATGATCGAACTTGCCAAGAGCCAAACAGGTTGTGGCTAATACTGAAGCCCTTCTGGTAGAGGTACTTCGGCTGGCCGGGGTCGGGGTTGACACGGCGCTTGATGTAACTGACCAAGTGGTTTGAGTCGGGGGCGTGGACGGGGATGATCAGTTCGTCTTTCAGAACGTCATAGCCCAAGGAGAACAGGTCGAACACAGTGTCAGACGTGATCCCCCGCTTGGCCCACTCCTTCCGGTAGTCGCCCAACTGGTACGCCTTCGGCATGTCGTTCGACAGGAATCGACGGGCAGGGATGTTGCTAGTGACCTGAGAGATTTTCTTGCGGATTTCAGACACCGACAGGTCATCTCCCGCTGGCTTTGCGGCGTTCAAGTGTTCGGCCAGCGATTCGACAGTGCCCTTCGCATCGCAGGCGTAGCAGATGAAGAGTCCCTTGCGGACGTTGATACTGAAAGATGGCGAAGTGTCCTCGTGGTACGGGCACAAGCACTGCCACTCCTCGCCCGACCGTGAATGCACGGTTAGGTGCCGGTTGGCAAAGGTTGCGTACCGGAGGGTCATGCGTCCATCTTGTCTTCGTTGATAATGTCCTGAGCCGCATCGCCACTGATTTCGACGAACAGGCCGGAGTTCGGTCTGAATTCGTTGAACCATGTCTGCCCGTCCATCCCGTGCCGGTACTTCGCCAACTTCATCTTGACGACATGGCGGGAGACCTGCTTCATGGTCACAACGGCATCAGCGTCCTGACCGATGGCATCCGCACCTGCGAGATGTTCGGCACCCGGCAAGTCCTCACCGATAGCGGTTCGGTTGATCTGAGCGGCGGCAACGATGGGCACCTTGTACCGCATGGCGATGCCCTTCAGTTCGGCACTGAGTCCTGCGATGGCCTGCCAGTCCCCAGCCTGACTGTTCATCAGCGTCAGATAGTCGATGAACACAATGTCGGGAGCGTTCCGTTCGATCTGCGCCGCAATGGTCGACGGCGTAACCCGCCCACGGCTGGTGTCGTTCACGATCAGCCGACCGGAGAGGGTTTCCCGCAGGTTCTTTAGGAATTCCTTGTAGGCCAGCAGGTCGAAGTCTCTTCCACCCATCAAGTCAGACGACTGGAATGCCTGACGGGCGTGATCGGAAGACAGGAACGAGTGCGCCCGCATGGCGATCTGTGCCCGTGTCTGTTCCAGTGCGTCGTACTGCACCGTGAACCCTCTGTAGACGGCGGTAGCGGCCATCCGAAGCAGTGTCCACGTCTTCCCCTGCCCAAGACGAGCGGCCACGATCCAGTAGTCGCCCTCCTGTGGCCCGTTGGTCACTAGGTCAAGCGTGTCGAAGCCGGTAGGAACCCCTGCCATCCCGCTTTCGTTGACCCGTTCGTAGCGGCGGGAGACTTCGTTGTAGATCGATTCCCAGTCGTCCAGCACGTCCGATTCGTTCTGCGTTCCAACAGCGTCGGCCTGTAGGTGGACAAGAGACTTCTGCAACGTGTCTATGACGATCAGCGGGTCTTCAAGGTTGCCGATGGAGTCGACCGAAGTGTCGACAGCCACCAGAAGGGACCGGCGCAGGTATTCGTGCCGTAGTTCTCCCACGCAGTATTCCACGTCATCGGACTTCAGAATCTGGAAGTCGGGGAACTTGGATCGGAAGAGCGCCTTCGATGGGCACTTCCGGTGCCGGTCGATGTACTTAGCCATCCAGTCCCATTCATCGAAGTGAGTGGCGAACCAGCGGGGTTGGACACCCGCCAGAACAGGGGTCTGGTGGTCTTCTTGCCGTAGCACGGCAGATATGAGCATCGTTTCAGTTTTTGCGGTCACGCCGCTTCCTCCCAATCTTTGGTTTCTTGAC